ATTTATTATTGTTATCCAGACATTGTTTTATGCTTTAGTTAGAACACACAATACTAAACTTATAACAAATTTAATTTCAACTACAAGTATACTAATAGTGTCAATTTACATATGTAGATACTCTATATTTTGTACTTTTGCAAATTCAATAGAGGAAGGTGAGGATGAGTATGAGTATAGATAATATAATGACAGTAATATCTCTTGCCTTACTTGGGATAATGATACCTTCTGTAATTAGCATGATTAAACAAATCAATAAAAAACGAATAGGGCTTAAAGATTTACAAATGAACTATTTAAATGCTGTTAATTTTATGAGTAATCAAAATGTAGAAAGTATGTCGAAATATGAATTGGATACATTTATCAATGTGTTTAAAGAAGTTTATAAGAAAATGCTACAAGATAAAAATTCTGAAAATGATAGTATTAAAATCATTTTAAGAAAATACATTGAAGAAAGTAATGAGTATATAACCATATATACATCACCTGTCAATTGTCCAACACCTCTTATGTTAAGCAAAGTGGAGTCTTGTGGTGATATTGGCATAAAAACATATGTGTATATAAATGGAGAAAGTCCATATGATAAATCTTTTCACGCGGAATGGTATAATGGTAATTTTGGAACATCTATATATTATACTTTAAGAGAACAAAACAAAAACATAGGGGCAATTTGCATATTAAGTGAAAGCAAAATAAATGAGAAGTACCGAAATTACGACATAAATCCATTGATTGAAAATATTGAAAATGTTTCAATTAGATATATAAAGAGTAGTTAAAAGCTTTGTTTTATCAGTATATTTCTTATACTCAAACTTTAGAAAGGACGGTGTCACCGTGACAGCAAGACAAAAGAAATTTGCAGAATATTACGCACAGAGCGGTAACGCCGCTCAAAGTGCAATCAAAGCAGGATACAGCGACAGTTACGCAACGCACAGAACAGATAATATGTTGAGAAATGTGGAGGTTGCCGAATACATAAAAGAATTATCGGAAAAAGCGCAGGACGAGCGTATTTTAACGGCAAAAGAACGTCAGGCAATGCTTTCCGATATTGCAAACAATAAGGGTAACTCTCCGGCTGACCGCATTCGTGCAGTTGATACGCTTAACAAAATGACGGGAGAGTATACGGTCAAAGTCGATACAACGGTTAAGACTTCAAGCAAGCTTTCCGATGTGTTTAAACAAATAGGCGGTGAGGGGCTTGACGAGTAGCTTTCCTCTTTCGCAAAAGTATATTGACTTTATAAACTCGGTCAAAAATGTTTCGGCGGACTTCCTTGAGGGAACAACAGCTTCAGGCAAAACAACCGTCGGCGCAGGTATAAAGTTTATGCGTATGGTTTCGGCAAGTCCTAAGAAGCTTCATATTATCGCAAGCAAGACAACGGGAGTTGCCGAGAAAAATATAATTCAGCAGGACAACGGCATACTCGATCTGCACCGAAACGCTGGGTATTTCGGCAACGGCGATAAGGATAACAAACTGCCGCATATCAAATTTGAGGGCAAGATAATATATGTTCTCGGCTACGACAACAAGGACAAGTGGGAAAATGTTTTAGGTTCGCAGTTCGGTTGTGTGCTTATTGATGAGATCAACACGGCGGATATTGAGTTTGTCCGTGAGATTTCAACTCGAAATGATTACCTTATGGCAACACTTAATCCCGATGATCCGAGCTTGCCTGTGTATAAAGAGTTTATAAACCGTTCCCGACCGTATAAGAAATATGCGGCGGACGTTCCAAAAGAAATAATGCAGGAGCTTAAAGAAGAGCCTGTACCGAATTGGCGGTACTGGTTCTTTTCTTTTCGGGATAATTTGAGTTTGACGCAAGCTGATATTGACAAAAAAATTCAGTCAGCGCCTAAAGGCACTAAGCTTTATAAAAATAAGATTTTAGGGCTTAGAGGACGTGCTACAGGACTTGTATTTAATCTTGAGGATAAGAATGTAATTACTTTTAAGCAAGCTAAAAAGCTTGATTTTGTGCGTTTTTCGGCGGCTCTTGATACGGCTTACTCCACGAGTTCGCCCGATACTATATCGTTTATATTCGTCGGCATAACATTTGACAGAAAATGCGTAACGCTTGACGAAAGAGTATATAACAACAGGGATTTGAAAATACCGCTTTCTCCGTCGGACATTCCGCCTGAGTTTGTGAGATTCCTTGAAGCTAATCGTCAGATATGGGGTTATGCAAGAGACGTGTATATCGACAGTGCAGACCAAGCGACTATTACCGAATGCCGAAAGTACAAGCGTTTGACAGGCTGTGTATATAACTTTATTCCTGCATTTAAAAAGACAAAAATAATCGACCGAATACACCTCCAGTCTGCTTGGATGGCTTCGGGCGATTTTTTAATACTTGAAAGCTGTAAAAACTACATAGCAGAGTTAAATATATACAGTTGGAAAGAGGATAAATATGAACCTGAAGACGGTCATGATCATTGCATTAACGCTAATCAATACGCATGGCTGCCGCACAAGGGCAAAATAGGGAGTGTAAAAATTGAGTAGGATAGGAGAGAAGATAAGAAAAATGGTACTTAATTGGCTGAATGTTATTCCTGCAAGCAATCAGAGCATAACACTTATGGAAAGTACGACATTTGACACGGAAGTCATAAGGGCAAGACTTTGGTACAGGGGCGATGCAGACGAACTCTATCAATTCTACAAACAGCTCAATAAATACGGCGATAAAACAAGATTTTGGGAGAGTGTTCCGCAGAACATAAATGACCCGATGCGTAAAATACATAGCGGACTTCCTGCTGTTATAGCTGACACGCTTGCATATATCGTTAAATCCGATCTTGACGTAGTAGACGTAGACCGTACAGAGTGGGAAGAAATATCAGAGACGATTGATTTTGAAAGCCTTGTCGGCAAGGCTGTAGTAGATACGCTTGTTGACGGTGACGGAGCTTTTAAGATTTCTGTTGATACAGACTTATCATATTATCCGATTGTCGAATTTGTCGGCGCAGATAAAGTTGAATATGAGCAGTCGAGAGGAATTATAACCGCCGTTATTTTTAAAACGGTTTATGCCAAAAAGCACAAGCGATATGTTTTGTATGAAAGATACGGAAAAGGCTTTATTGAAAGTAAGTTGTACAACGACAACGGCTCCGAAGTACCGCTTAACACGATAGAACAGCTTGAGGGAATAAAGCCGCTTGTAGAATTTAACGGTGATTACATCATGGCTGTACCTATCAAATTCTACGACAACAAAAAGCATATCGGACGGGGTAAATCGATATTTGACGGCGGAAAGTCAGATTGCTTTGACGCACTCGATGAGGTCGTGTCGCAATGGTGGGACGCTCTGAGGGCAGGACGTGTCAAGCAGTATATTCCCGAATCTATGATACCGAGGAATCCCCAAAACGGAACTCTCGGCGCTCCAAATAAATTCGGCAACAGCTATATAACGACTGATTTTCCCGAAGTTGAGGGCGCAACGCCAAAGATAGAGGTTGTACAGCCTGATATAAAATACGAAGCTTTTTTCAGTTCGTATACAAACGCAATGCTCATGTGCTTGCAGGGGCTTGTTTCGCCTGCAACGCTCGGAATAGATGTCGGAAAGATGTCGTCGGCTGACGCACAGCGAGAGAAGAAAGATGTTACAGGCAATACGAGAAACACTATAACGGGCGTGCTTGAAAAGGCGTTGCCGAAGCTCATTGAAGCAATACTTTATACATACGATAACATGAACGGCAAAGCGCCGCAGAACTGCAATGAGATAACCGTTTCTTTCGGCGAGTACGGCGCACCTGACTTTGACAGCAGAGTGGAAACGGTCGGCAAGGCAAGCACCTATGGCATTATGTCTGTAAAAACTCAGGTTGAAGAATTATGGGGATCGTCTAAAGACGATGAGTGGAAAGCCGAAGAGGTAAACCGTATCAGAACCGAAAAGGGATTGATAGACGGTGAGATAAGCTCGGTAGGTGATGAGCTTGCTGAAATTTAGCGATATATCAAAGCTTTTTGAGGAACTGGAGTTAAGGCTCATAGCTTCTCTTAAACGTAATCTGAATCTGCACAGAGAACAAGAAAAGCAGGAAGGCTTTAACTGGACTGCATGGCAGGCTGAAAAGCTCAGAAATATGGATAAGTTTCGCCGAGAGAATATAAACATTCTGAATGATTACAGTCCGATCGTTGAAGCGGAGACGGAAGAACTCATGCGAGAGCAGTTTAAAGAGGGAGCAGATTTAGTCACAAGTCAGCTTGAAGAGCTTAAGCTGATTGTTCCCGAATCAACGGCAGATGATCTTGTAACAACGGACAATTTTTTCGGCATAAATGAAAACAAGATGAACGCTCTTATGTCGGACATGACACAGCTTGAGAAAAATGTATCTTCGGCGGCGCTAAGAATGATCGACGACGTTTATCGTCAAACGCTTAATCGTGTACAGCTCGCAATGGGTACAGGTTCTATGCCGCTTCGAAAGGCAATAGACGAGGCTACAAGGGAGTTTCTTGACAAGGGTATAAACTGTATCGAATATAAAAACGGAAGGCGTGTAAATATTGCTGATTATGTGAGAATGGCACTCAGGACGACATCGGCAAGAGCATCACTTCAGGGGCAGGCAAAACAATTCGCTGAGCTTGGTTATGATACGGTGCTTATATCTCAGTATGACGCTTGCAGCGAAACTTGTCTGCCTTGGCAGGGCAAAGTTTATATTGACGATGTTTTTACTGTTTGGAACGGTGAAACCTACGGCGATAAGGGAAAATCAAACTATTGCGGCAAATGGTTTACGCTTTTGTCCGTTGCGATAACAGAGGGATTATTTCACCCGAACTGTCGGCATTCGATGTCAATTTACATTGACGGTATAACGTCTGTCCCGAAGCCGTTAAATGCCGAAACGGTAAAGAAAAATGCAGGACTTGAAGCCCAGCAGCGCCGACTTGAAAATAAAGTGCGTAAAGCAAAGCGTTTTGTAAACGGCTGCACAGATACCGATAATATCAAAAATGCCAAAGCAGACCTCAGAGCGGCGCAAAAAGAGCTGAGAGAGTTTGTGAACGAGCATTCCGACGTGCTTAAAAGAGATTATGGCAGGGAGAAGGTTTACAGTAATGAAACAACTGTGAAATCTGTTGACAATCAGAGTAAAAGTGGTATAATGAAACTAAAGGGAGAGGATAATATGACTATTGCCTCGATTGAAAAGCCTATTGAATTGCCCATAGAGCAGAGAAATACAGGAAAGGGAAACCCTAATGCTATATTGACATTTGGCATTGATTTGAACAATAGGCAAAAGATTATACTTGATAAGCTCCCTGACTTTGACAGTCGTATTATTGTAAAAAAGAAGTCTATAAATATGGCTGATTTGTCAGCATTTACTGCTAGCACCGGTAAAGAGTTTGCTATGTTTACAAAAGGCGAAGAAAGGCTTATAATTCGCGGCAACGAAAAAATGGTAAATATAAGCGTTGATGATGCCAAAAAGCTTGCTGAGTTAGGATATAAGTGGAGTGGTCATACTCATCCGGGAATGGACTTTTTGTGTATGCAACCGTCAGATGGTGATTATTCTATTTTAAATTGCTTTAAACAAAACAATGCCGTTGTTTATAACTCAAAAGGTGATTTTAGAACATTTGAAAAAAGGAGTGAGTGATATGTGTAAATTGTTTTCTAAATATGAAAAAGAAATTGAAAGGTATTGCATAGAAAATTCTCTTGACTTTGCAAAAGCAAAAAGGCTTCCTCAATGTTGGGGAAAAAATGATATATGGTTACAATATCACGACCCCGAAAAAGGAAAAAATGGATTGACAGATGAAACACCTGCTCCGATAGTACTCAAAATTTCTATAAATGACGGAAAAGTTTCATTTGAGCAGACAGAGTATACAAAAAAATATCTTTCTTAGTGATCTCAATTTAAACAAAAAACAGCACCTCGATTTTACGAGGTGCTATTTTTATACCTAAATTTAATAGTTGACTTAAGCACTTGAATTTATTCAGGTGCTTTTATTATGCCTAAATTTACGAAAGGAGGCGGTTTAATTGCCTGTATCTGTACAAATAACGCTGATTATCTGCGTTGCGTTGGTTAGTATTTTCGGGATAATGACCTTTGGCGGACGCAAGTAATTATAAAATTTTTAGAAAGGAATGAGAAAAATGGCAGAAGAAAAGAAAAAGCCCGAAGAGGAAGAAAAGGATAAGAAGTCCAATGCTTCCGAGCAGGAGAAGCTCGAAGAGAAAAAGGACGAAAACTCGGAGGAGAAAAAGCCGGAAGAGAAAGCACCGGACGAAAGCCAAGCTGACGAAAACAGTGAAGGTGAAAAGTCTGAGGAAAAATCCGAAGGCAAGGAACCGGAAGAGAAAACCGATGATAAGGCTGATGACGAAAGTAAAGCCCCTGAAACTCCCGAACTCTCCGAAGTAGATCAGCTTAAAGCTGAAAATCTCACGCTGAAAACACAGCTCGAAGCAATGAAAATCGGTTTTGCACTCGATTGCATGGAGGATGCGGTCACACTTGCTGAGGCTATCGTTAAGAGAGACGGTGTTGAGATTTCGGCGGCGTTGCAGTCGGTTGCAAAAAAATACCCCGACTGGAAAGCAGACGGCAAGGATAACAAAAACGGCAAATCTAAAGGCGGCTTTAAGGTTGGGGCGGACAGCTCCGAATCCGATAAAGGCGCTTCAGATGACAGATTGTCAAAAGCATTTGGCTTGAAGAAAAAGTAAAGAAAGGAAAGTGATAAGAAATGCCAAACACAATTAACTATGTTGAAAATTTCAGCAATCAACTAAGAGAGCTTTACGGTCAGGAATCCGTTTCTGACGCTCTCTATCATTCAAACGGTGATATTAACATCACGGGCGCAAAAACCATTAAGATACCTACATTGTCGGTATCGGGCTATCAGGACCACACAAGAGGAAGTCTCGGCTTTAAGCAGGGCAGCTATGCAAACGACTTTGAAACAAAGACGCTTGATCACGACCGCTCGATCGAGTTTGTTGTTGATCCGATGGACTTTGATGAAACAGATACGATCGTTTCCCTCGCAAATATTCAAAACAGATTTGACAGAACACAGGCTATTCCCGAACTTGATAGTTATACGTTCTCAAAGCTGTATTCCGAGGCTAAGAGAGTCGGTGCTCAGATCAAGACAACTGCACTAACTACCGCAAACATTCTTTCAGATTTTGATGAGAATTTAGAGAAGCTAGAGGACAGCGGAGTACCTCTTGACAGACTTGTACTCTACTGTACATCGTCATACAAGAAGCTTTTAAAAAATGCTGAGGGTATTCAGAGAACTCTTGACATCAAGCAGGGCGGTGGCATCGACAGAAGAGTACATACTCTTGACGATATAGGAAATATCGTTGTTGTACCTTCCACACGTTTTAAGACTTTGTATGACTTTACAGAGGGCTGCAAAGCGGCTACTACAGCGAAGAACATCGACTATATCTTAGTTGACCCTGAAGCACAAGTATCTCGTGTTAAGTACTCTTACATTCATCTCTTTGCTCCTGGCTCTGACAGCAGAACATCTGACAACTATTTGTATCAGAACAGGAGATACAACGGCACATTCGCAATTGATCATCTGTTTAAGGACGGATGTATTATTCATGCAGAACCTGAAACAACAACGCCAGTACAGGGAGGTACAGTTAATGAAAGCAATAAAGGCTAACAAGATCTATACCATAGATGAAGCGTCAAAAGATGCATATCTTGCAC